GGGATCTTTACGACGCATTAATCTTTTTGGCCTTTGAAATATGAATTCAATTCTGATGTAAACCGCGCTATCGATTGGCTCCTCAACACCTTGCGCAATAATTCTTCTGACAAATTCTTTTTTCCAATCCATATATTTTTTTGGCATATACGATCTCGACCTGCCGCCGAAGAAACTTGACCGTGGGCGGGGCGCAGCGACTGGCTCTAACGAAACATGATAAGAGGTTACTTCAATCATTGATTTTCCCTGAGTAAAAATTGTTTCGAATTCAATCACTGATAACGAGCCATATGTCTAGAAAGTGACATGAGGACATAACGCAATGCATCAAGTGCATGATCGTCTCTTTTTATAACGGTATCTTTCCTTTGATTTGGTTTCCAACGATATGTTTTAATTTCTTTAATAAGTTTTTTGCAGTTGCTGTGAATATATAGAGCCGGATATCCTGCCTCGTTTATTGATAACCATTTCTTGACCTGCTGAATTCCTTCGACCACGCCAAGATGTTTTGGGGCTGGCTTATTTGGAATCTGACAATATCTTGCCAAGGTCATTCTTCCGTCTTTTGATTCCGGATCCGCTGAGGTGAATTCCACGGGTGGGTCATTTTTTGAAAGCGCGTAAACAGCGTGCCCATTTTCCAAAGTTGTTTTGTCAGTTGCTAAATATTCTCTGAAGACATGAAGTTGACCCCTGTCTTCATCATGTGCAATCCAAACCACGGCAAAGGGGTGACGGCAACCAAAATCCACGCCCCGATATATTTTCCAATGACTTGGGATCGGGCGGGGATCTATAACATGGATGTCCGGATTGAATTCATTGTAAACAAGTCCGCTTTGCAAAGTGAACAAACCAAACAATCTAGATTCCTTTGAAGCGTCAGATAAATGCTGCGTGGCTTTGCGGAGCTTCACTGATGACACGTACGGATTGTCTAGACCTGAGATTGTAATTTTTCCAAAGCCCTCGAGTTCCTTTTCAACAAAATATTCGTGCGGCCATGTCATTCCTTTAAGCGGTGTCATTGTCAGAAGAATCTTTCCTCCGTAAGGAGTATCTGCGCATCTCATGAGCAATTCTTCAAAGATTGACTTGTCGGCGTGCTCTTCATCAAGCCAACAAAGTGAGATGGCTCTTAACCCGCGTCCTCCCATTCCCTGATATGCAGTCCGCTTGGAATCTGCTGACATGCAAATAATTCTTCCCTTGTTCGGGAGCGTGGCTACCGAGCGTCCAAAGCCACGCCAGTTTCGATATTGAGTCCCTAGCGGCAAATATGATTCCAGTTTGGGCTTTATGTATTCATTTGAGTCGGCATAACTCAGGGCGGAACTTATCACCGTGCTTGGCTCCGGCGGCAATAAGTCTAGCGGAATATTATTTAGTTTTGCCCATTGCTGCACCCAAAAGGCTTGACGCGAGGCTGCAAAGGCAACCGCTAACTGCGCACCGATTTCGGTTTTGCCAGCGCGATTTCCACCCAAAACCAAGAAGGCCTCCCGTGAGGGAAGCCCAAGAGGAATATCAAGTTGGCTTGTTCGCTGCTCTGTTATGTCACAATTTTCGCAACGCCAAACTCCGCTCGAGATTCTTGACATGGGTTTGCCGCAACCCTTGGCTCGCTGAGATTTGCTAGCCAGACCATCCCAACGGTGACAATGAGGCACCCACAGTTTTGAAACCGCGAGCGGATAGTGCTTTTTTATCTTTGATAAAATATGTACTGATTTGATATGATTCATGTTTTGTTCCTTGAATCATATACCAAATTTTATTTCATTTGTCGATCGTCACCTCATGTTATTCCTCGTCTAAATCTATGACTGGGCCAGTCAGTAATTCTTGAAGGCTCGCCTGCTGTATTTCTTCAATCAGTGTTGTGACTTCAGTATTCTGCATTTCCAAGGTTATATCAATCAGCGGTCGCTCGGCTTCTTTCGTGTAACCATGTCTGCGCTCGAGCAGCCAAGCACTTGCAGTCCAATGACCTTCACGTGCAGCCCGAGCAATGGCTGCGAGATTCCTAACCGCTGATGTTGCTTCAGCCTCTTTTACGCTCCGATAAAACTCAATATAATCTTCGTCTTCGCCCTCTCTGCCCAAGGCTAACCACTTAAATAGGGTTGACTCCGCTATCCCACTATAGGCAGCACTAATTTTGTAAGTGCAGCCAAGTGTTATTGCCTCAATTATTCTGCGCTTCACCGCGTCAGTGAATTTTGTTGGTGGGGACATTACTCACCGCCAAGCTCATTATATTTTTTGCCGTCATGACGCTTCGCTTCCTTACCGGTTAGATTCTGCCATCTCTGAATGATGACATCACAATAATGCGGGTCAATTTCCATTCCAAAGCATTTCTTGTGAGTTTGCTCGGCAGCGATTAATGTCGATCCGCTTCCCAAAAACAGGTCTAGAATGTTTTCTGAATCAGGAGCATACCTATCAAAGCAGTGAACAGCCAAGGCGATTGGCTTTTGCGTGGGGTGTACTCTGCGCACCGTTTTCTCTGAATCTTTGAGCAGCCCATTCCAGAGATGTCGAAATATTCTCACTGAGTTATGTTCATTCTTCACCCAAGCCAATTCGCAATCTGAATTCGTGTTCGTCATTTTCTCCTCGACTCTTTTATCCCAAACCAGCCAGTTGTTAGATTGCGGGATATGGTGAGCGTAATAGTTTGCTCCCCACCAGACTTGAATTTTGATTCCGAGGTCATCACAAATTTTGAAAGCCTCGATCGCGTAATTGATTGAATCATCTATGAAGGATTTTAATTTCAAGCCTCCTTTCATCAGTGAAGTTTCTTTGCCTCTTTTGGAATTGTCACCGTCAAGATTGATTCCGTAAGGGGGATCAGTGTAAACCATGTCAATCTGGTTGCCGTCAATCAGTCGATCAACGTCATCTGCATTCGTGCTATCACCGCAGAGAAGTCTATGATTCCCGAGCACCCAAATATCACCGCGCACGGATATTGCTTTTTCATTGACCTCGGGAACTTCATCTGGGTCGCCAGCGAAGTCTGATTCGAGCGGCATGTCAATCAGTGAGGCCAATTCTTCATCTGACCAGCCCAGCCCTTCAAGATCCTCGTGCTGAAAATCATTCAATATTTCTTTCAATTTCTCTTCATCCCAATCCGCTATTTCTCCGATCTTATTATCAGCGAGGGCAAGCAATTGAGCCTCACCCAAGTCGAGATTCATAAAACGAACGGGGACTTTATCAAAGCCGATTTTCTTTGCGGCGGCGAATCTGGTGTGTCCGGCAATTATCATTTTGTCTTCTGTTCTTGCAATGATCGGTGAGGCGAAGCCAAAACGCTTAATAGACTTTGCGACTTCATCAATCGCAGATTGATTCTGCCTTGGGTTATCTTTCCACGGGTTGAGATCGTCAACGGAAACCCATTCTCCAATATATTTATCTTTGCTCATGACGATCCTCCTTCTTTGAGTCAGTGATTCCGGCTTCAGTGAGAAACAAATTTATTGCGTGAACAATAACTGAGTTACGCGAAACCTCTGCAATCTTTGAAACATCTTCAAGTTGCTCCAAGGTATCCTGATTGAGCACCAGACCAATCTTTTTTGACTTTACACCGTGCACGGCTCCGCCAGTCTTTATTGGCTCAATGTTAGAAAATTTATATTTTGTCTTCATGTCTTTATCCTTTTTCGGTTATAATATTTGTGATAGCAAAAACCTTGTTATCGGGTGGTATGAAATTGGGATTTTCAAGGGGTGGTTTTTCCACCCCTTGTTTATTTAAAACGGCGGGTGAATATGTTTCATCTGAGAAGATATTGCCACTGAGAGCGGATCCTCCTTTGGTCGAAACATTTTCCTGCCCTGAGAAGCAGCAGCCTCTTGTCTTTGTTTCATCATCTTGGGATTGGAGCAGTCATAGGCTGACGGCGGCAATTTTCTCATTTCTCTAGATGTCACCCAGTGACACAATATCCGATCGCTCCACCTTGGGTCGCGTAGATTATCAAGCCAATCATCAAAGAAAATCATGTGCTCTTTATTATGATTCGGCCCAATGTTTCGTCTGCGTTGCTTACCGGCTGCGCAAGTGCAGCAGACCAGTGACTGGCGCATTTTATATTGACCTTCTTTGCCTCGCCACAAAACTGATGTCTGCCGCATTCCGCGTTCGCAGTCAGGGCAGTCCAACGCTGATGTCCGCTCCTTATTTTCCTTGATTCCTATTTCCTTCATTACGAAATCTTTTATGATTCCAAATGGCGGGGAAAAGCTATTCGTATATGATGTAACGAATTTTATAATTGCCGCTTCAAGTGTTTCGTCATCTATGTCCTTGAAGGCTTGTTCGTAAACGGGGTAGCTCTGACTGTAAAACAGACTGTCTTTTCTACGCCAGTTGTTTGCGATATGTCTTATCGCCTCTTTGATTCCTGATTCGGTTGCCATGTTATTTTGTCCTTTAAAGTTTGGGTACGACTCTGATTCTGATTTCGGGTTCATTATTAGAAAAATTATTAAGAGAGTCTTTATTAGTATTTTTCTTTGTTCTATCTTTTTCTTTCTTGTGTCTCTTATTGTAGACAGGGGGTGTCTCGTTTTCTAGACAGGGGGTGTCTCTTATTGTAGACACCCCTTTCCTATTTTCGGGCTCACATATTTTCCAGATTGCAGTCCGCACTTGCCCTGAGTCATGATAACCATGATGCTCGATCCAATTTTCATCTTGAAGCGTTTTCAAGGCTCGTGTGATTGCTCCTCTGGAAAAGCCGGTGATTTTGCAGAGTGTCGATTGGCTTGGAAAAGCAATCTGCTTATCAGTTTTACCCGCGTACATTTTGAGCAGATAAAAGACACTTGCCTTGGCACCCAGTAACTGGGCACCTTGGCGAATGTCAGTCAGTGAGATTTTAGTCCAAGCCAGCAATGTTAATCTCTGAAGTCATCTGGCTGGGGCTCCGAATGTTTCGTTATTTCCAGTGCCCACTTTGCCTTGGCGACATGTTGGATCGTGCTGTCATAATGATACGCCTCCAAAGCGATGTCGAAAATCCGCTGCATATGTACACCGAAGTTTGAGCAGTCATTATCAGTCCAATAATCATGCATTTCCCTGACAAGTTCATAATAGGCGACCTGCTGCATTTCTTGAACGTATTCCAAGATTTTCGCTGCCGTGGCGGGTTGCTTTTCGTCTTCACTCATGAGTTACCTCCAATGATAATCTCACCCTTTTCCAACTTTTCAATAAAAGCATTTCTGCTCTTGTTATTCCAACTTGAAGGCTTACCCCAGCCCTCGCGTTGGGTGTACTCTGAAATTTCATCATAAGTCCCGTAGGGCTTGATTTTATTCATAAACCAGCCTTTGTCCCGCTCCCAGTTTTTTTCCTTTGAACCTGACTCAGGGGTTGGCTCGTTGTTTTTTACTGATTTTGATTTGGCGTGCCTCATTGAAACATTTTGTCCGTCATCATCTTTTTCGGCCTCGGCTCCCATTAAAGATACGATCGCATATCTGCGAGCGTAAGTCACCGCTCCCCCAAGTGCTTGCATTGTGTTGAGATTTGCAATCAAGGGGGTTTGGCTGGTTATTGAATTACCCGTGGCGTGCATCAATATTGTTTCCAAAACCAGACCTTCATCAAGCGTTACGACTTTTTGAATCAGCGCAAAATCATTGCAGTGAAGGGCTGGCTTCACCGCTTTTAATATTGCGCTAAGGCTGGCGTATTGGTTTCCGTGAAAAGGATTCTTGCTGTCAAATTTTATCGCGGCCATTTCGCTTTGAG